TTCAGCACACTCTGGACACTTCAAGTCTCTTCTGAATGAACTTGCACTGAAGAAATCATTCAAACCTGATATTATCTTCATTGACTACTTGAATATCTGTTCTTCCAGTAGGTATAAAGGTAATAGTAATATCAACTCTTATACCTTCGTAAAAGCAATTGCAGAAGAACTCCGTGGTCTTGCTGTGGAGTTTAGTGTTCCAATCGTAAGTGCTACGCAGACTACTCGTTCTGGTTATGGTTCTTCTGATGTGGAACTGACTGATACATCAGAGTCTTTCGGTCTTCCTGCTACTGCTGACTTGATGTTTGCTTTGATTTCAACTGAAGAACTTGAAGGTCTCGGTCAGATTCTTGTAAAACAACTTAAGAACCGATATAATGATCCTACCATTCATAAGCGTTTCGTGATTGGTATTGATCGTGCAAAGATGCGTCTTTATGACTGCGAACAATCTGCTCAGAATGATATCCTTGACAATGGAAAGGAAGAAGAGTATGATTATGAAGAAAAGAAACCAAAGAAAACATTCGAAGGATTTAAATTTTAATATGACTATTGATCTTAATAAGTATGTTGAGTTCGTCAATACAACCACATCAAAACCAAGCAAAGAATTTCCTGAGTTTGCCGATCGTCTTAATGATCTCAAAATCCAAGGATTTCCTACCGAGCGATTGCTTACTGCTGCTGTAGGAATGTCTGCTGAGGCAGGTGAGTTTACCGAGATTGTAAAGAAGATTGTCTTTCAAGGTAAACCAGTAAACGAAGAAAATCTATTTCACCTGAAGCGTGAACTTGGTGATATTATGTGGTATGTTTCTCAGGCGTGTTTGGGTCTTGATATTTCTATTGAAGAAGTAATCCAAATGAACTTTGAGAAACTGAGTGCTCGTTATCCTGAAGGTGCTTTTAGTATTGAGCGTTCTGAAAATCGTGTGAAGGGAGACCTATGACTAAAGAAAAACAAGTAACAATCAAAATGGATGCCCGTGCAGCGGCCGCAGTACGCCAAGTTCTATTTGATTCGCAAAAAGGATATACTTACGATGAGGCAAGTGTTCCTCCTCGAGTGACTGATATCCGTGGAGTAATTCAAGACCTTGACGATAATATTGGTGCTGTTCTTGGTGTTTGACCCTTAGTCTTAGGGGTCTTTTTTTATAAATATCCATAGAAGAATAAAACGATTTTCTAATGGATACTAAAGATCTTAGAGGTTTGATGGAAGCATACTCTGAAGTTTATGCTCCACAAGAAGTAGACGAAGCAACCGCAATGGCAAAGCGTGGTTATGATGAGACTAAACTTCGCAAACCAGCAGGTGGAGGTGAAGCAGCAGATAGAGCATCTGCACTAGAAAAGAAATCAACATTCGGTGATGCTAAGAAGGCAAAGCAAAGAACTGATTATGCTAGAAAGCAAAGAGGCGATTTCCGCAAAACTGCCTCATCAAATCCTGGACTGCACGTTGGACAGCACAAGTCTGATGATCCTAAGGTAAAGGCAAAGCAGGCAGCAAGAGGTGCTCAGAGAGGTGCTTTAACTCCTGCTGAGAGAAAGCAACTCAATATGGGAGATGAAACATTTAATACCTTTGATGCTATTCTTGAATTCCTTTATATGGAAGGATTTGCAGAAACTCTGGAAGAGGCAGAGTGGATGATGGCAAATATCATTGATGAGGCAGCTATTGATATTATTCTTAGTGAAGCAGACTCACTTGCTGCAATGCAGGCAAGAAGAGAAAAGCGTCTTGCTGCTCAGAGAAAGCGTGAAGGCACTACTTCCACTGGAAGAGATTTTGGTCGTAATGACTATTTGAATTCTTCCCAACAACAAGCAAGAAGAGACGCAGAGTATAAAGCAGGAACTAAGAAGGAAGAGTTTGAAGCGTGGCTTGATGAGGCAATGACCAATTACGAGAAGAATCGTAAGAGAGCAGCACAGAGAGCAGCAGCAAGAAACGAGGCAAGAGCACAGGGTAAGACTGGTGCTGTTCCTGGTGTAGGTTATGTCACTCCAAGAAAAGAAAGGGAAACCTGGACTGATGAGAGTGGTAAAACCAGACACGCTAAGGGTCTCTGATAAATAAACTCTGAATTTGATTTAACCCCTTGACTTCTTGGTTGAGGGGTTTTATAATGTCTTTATCGGGGGAATTAGCTCAGTTGGTAGAGCGCCTGCTTTGCAAGCAGGATGTCAGCGGTTCGAGTCCGCTATTCTCCATTCTAAATACTTAAAACATTTTGATAAAATGTCTAAAAGTATAATATCTGAGATTAATAGTAGTTTATCTTCTGGATATGAAATAATTACCGAGTATCAAAATGTAAGCACAAAAGGCAATAATAACACATTTCTTTATATTGTTGGTGGTCCTAGCACAAGAGCAATTCGTAGAATAGAACTTACTAAAATTGCAAATAGTATAAAAGTTCCTGGATATAAGTTTTTTTATATTGATCGTAATAAATCTTTCAGATACAATTACAGATATCGAAAATTAACAATGTCAAGTGAAATTGGATTTGTAATTGGACTGACAGAACAAGACTACAATTCTATTAAAGATAATATCTCCGATGATGAAAGTTTATGGTCTAAATCTTCTCCGAGTTTTATATTAACTTTAAAACCAAAAGTATCTGCCGAAAAAAGTTTTGAAATAAGACCGGCAAATATACCAGGAGTTCCAAATAATAAAATAACTTGCGATCAACTTAAAGAATTAACTTTAAAATATGTTCAGAAGAGTGAACCTGATTTGGTTCCATTGTTTACTTCTTATTTTGATGATTTGTCTAAAAGCAATGTTTCCAAAAATGTAACAATGGTTGATTTTGGAAGCGAATCTTTAGAAATATTTTCCGCATATTCTTTAGTTCACGAATTGATTAGAAAGACTCAGTTAAGGAGAAAATTGGGAATTCCAAATGATAGTAAAAATGGTTGGCAAATTATGTTTCCCAGTCAGCAAAATTTACCATTAGTTGATTATTACATTTATTTTCCCGGAGCAACTGAAGAACAAAAAATTAAAGTTTCCGTCAAAAATGCATTTAAAGGAAAAACTCCTAATACAATTACTCCCAAAAATTTATTTGAAACAACAAAGGATTTGACTGATTGGTATAAATCTAATAAGTCACAATCCAATCAAGTAAAAACATTTTGGGGTGGAGTTTCCTTACCATCTTCTCCGGGAAAGACAAATAATCTTTATCCTTTAGAATCAGTTAAAAAGTTTAATAAATCTAATTTTGTATCTTTGGCACAAGGTTTTTTGATATCTTATGGTGTTAGGGAAATAAATGGTAAATCATTAAAAAAAGAAATTGAATATCTTTATGATTATATTAAAAGACTAAATGTCAGATCATTAAAGCAAAATGGTGAGATCGCAGATCATCAAATTAGAGTGTTTTTAACAAACACTATATTAAAAAAGGTTGGTGATAATAGTAAAGCAAAACCAAATATTACCGCACTTTCATTTTTATGTGAGAAAATATTTGAGTATGCCTCCAGAAAAAATGGAGAAATGAATTTTCTTAAAATGTTTTATGACAGGGCAATATTTGAAAAACAAGTGATTTATTCAACCGCTAAAGATTCAAAAAATGGTAATGAGGTTAGATTGTATTTTGAAACTATTGGAATGTATAATTGGGATAATTTTACTAAGAAGAAGAATTGGATGTCTTTGAGGAGTAAAAATACCGCAGCAACACTTGGATATGGTGCTTTGGGAATTGACCCCCGTTTATTCTAATAATAAATATAGGTATATCAACACAAAATATGAAAAGTTTTTTCCAATTTCTATCCGAAGCATCTGAGTCGCAAGCAGTAATGCAAGCGAAGCGTCTTGGCTTGACTGGAGATGGTCACGGTGGGTGGTATGATAAGAATGGGGAATTCACTGCTAAGACTGTAGGTGGAAAGTTAAAGTTTTATAACCAAAATCAGGTTTCTGGAAAGCAAGATCCTCCACAACAAAGAACTCCTGCAAATCAGCAACCTGTTGCTACACAAACTCAACCACCACAAGATACGCAACCAGAAGAAGAACCAAAAGAAGATAAGGGAACTTTGACTGTTGCTTTTGGTCGTTTTAATCCACCAACAACAGGTCACGAAAAACTTTTGGATAAAGTTGCTAAGGTTGCTGGCAAGGGTGAATACAAAATTTATCCTTCAAGATCTAATGATAAGAAAAAGAATCCATTAGATCCTGATACTAAGATTTCCATTATGCGCCAGATGTATCCAAAGCACGGCGAAAGAATTGTTAATGATGCGAACTCAAGAACAATTTTTGATGTGTTGAAGCAAGCACACGCTGATGGGTATTCTGGTGTGAATATTGTAGTTGGTGCTGATCGTCAAGTAGAATTTGAAAAACTCGCAACCCAATACAATGGTCAACTATATGATTTTAAAGATCTAAATGTTGTTTCCGCTGGAGCAAGAGATCCTGAGGCTGAGGGTGTTGAAGGGATGTCTGCATCTAAACTTCGCAAAGCAGCTGCTGAGGGGGATTTCAAAACTTTTAGAATCGGTGTTCCTTCATCATTAGATGATAAGGATGCTAAGCAGATCTATAATACTCTTCGTAAATCTATGGGTATTGAAGAAGGTTGGAATCTGTGGCAGATCGCACCTAAGTTTGATTGGAAAAATCTAAGAGAAAATTATATTAGTGGAAATGTATTCAATGTTAATGACTTGGTTGAAAATTTAAATACAGGTTTGATTGGGAAGATTATTCGCAGAGGAACAAACTATTTGATTTGTGTCACTGAAGACAATATTATGTTCAAATCTTGGATTAAGGATGTTTCAGAATGGACTGAAGTATCTGGTGTTCCAGCAAATCAAAGAGAAGTTGGAACAGATGCTTTTAGAAAATATGCAATGAAGATGGCCGGAACTACAAATATTAGGAATTTCATAAATAAGTATAAGTCAAAAAGTAAGTAATTATTAAAAAAATGTCAGTAAATCCACTTAATGACATCTCTGCTGTGTATGCACAGGAGGTGTTCAAACCTCAACTTGGTAAATCTGCACCATCTGGGGATGGCCCCAAGAAAGTAGAGAAGGGTAAAGATGATGCAGAGTCTTCTGCGAAAAGAATTCGTCAGGCAACATACGATATTAGATATCGTGCCAGAAGAGAAGATATTAAACTAGATCAGGCATTTACCCAGTATATGGGTCATACTACAATGTCTGGTCCAGAGAAGGCAGCAGTGAAAGAGAAACTAGGTCTTGCTGATGCTGGCGGTGGTGGTGGAACTGCCGTTAAGGAAGAGGTTGAGAGTAAGAAGTTTAAGGTAAGAGTTACTGATAAGGAAAGTGGTAAGTCTTATGTTCGTTATGCGACTCGTGAAAAGATCAATCAACTCAGAGCAAATCCAAACATTTCTTCAGTTGAAATGACTGGATATGGATCTCCTTATGAGGGTGAGAAGAAGAAGGGGCAGGCAACTGCCGATGTAGCTTCTGGTAAGGGTCTTTCCAAGAAAGATTATGATGGAGATGGTAAAGTTGAAAGTGGCGCTAAAGAATATCGTGGCGCCGTTCATAATGCCATTCAGAAAAGGCAAGGTGGAAAACCTGATGGAAAAGATACCTCAAGTGTAAAGGAAGGTTTCTCTGATTGGAGACAAGATCTTTCGGAAGTGATGGATGTTGTAGATAAGGAAGACAACGAAAAGCAAATCACTGGATTAAAGGCAGGTCAAAAGAATAGTGTTAAGACCAGTGCATTGAAAGGTGGAATCAACTTCAAAGAAACCGTTGAAGCAATGGGTGGTGAGTTGCTTGAAATGGTTGAACTAGATGAAAAGGCAGTAAGTAAAGCACAGCAGCGTTTTATGGGAATGGTTTATGCTGCTAAGAAAGGTGAAACTCCAGCATCACCAGAAGTAGCAGCAGCTGCTAAGGGAATTACTGGAAAGGAAGCAAGAAAGTTTGCTAAGACTAAGCACGCTGGTTTGCCTGAGGTTAAGGAAGCTGCTCCAGCTCCTGCTGCAGCACCTGTTGCTCAAACTCAGAAAAACACTCAAAATATGCAGCAAGCACAGCAAAGAGAAAAACTTCAGGATAGAAAACTTGCTTCAATTCAAAAGACTCAACTTGCTGCTAAGATGAAGCAAGTTCAGCAGGGTATTCCTTTGAAAGATTCTTATGAAATTGAACCTATTGATGAAAAGAATGCTGAAATTGAATCAAAGTTTAAGAAAGCTAAGACTCCATACTTGCTGAGTAAGTTTAGAAGTGAGAATCCCGGTTCTCGTCAACCAAAGAAAGTTCCTGGAGCAAAAGAAACTCCAGCAGAAGCACAGAGAAGATTGACAAATCGTCAGGTTGCTAGAGCTGTAAAGCACGGGTTGACTTCAAAGGAGAAAGCAGAAACTCAAGCAAGAGCAAAATACGACTCTCCAAGAGACTGATTCCTAAATAGTATACGAAACCCTTTTACAGGAGGTTATTATGTCAGTAGCAGCTCTTTGGGCTTGGATTGCTGCAAACGAAGCAGCAGTTGCAACTATTCTTTTAATTCTTTCTGAGTTTCTTGGTGCAAATCCAAAACTAAAGTCCAATGGAATTGTATCCTTTGTATTGCTTCAACTGAAGAAGCAGGCAGAAAAGAGAGGTGGAGTAGATCCAACTCCCTGAGATTAAATAAATAGTTCTTAATCGGGGAGGTATACTCCCCATTTTTTATAAATATTTTTTAGATTAAATTAGTAAAAGGTACAAAGAATGGCACTCTGGGGAACAGCAGACGGTCTTCACTCACCCGGGACAGTGAGTGTTAACTATGCTGCAAAAACAATTACAGGATCTGGAACCTCATTTACTGCAGCAGGAATTGCTGAAGGAACCATTATCACTATTGGAGCGGGTGGTACATTTGGTTCTGCAGTAATTTCGGGAATTACTTCCAATACTTTTATTTCAATTGCAACTACTCAGTATCTGAGTGGTGCTGCAATTTCAGGAGTTGGTTATACTCTCTCACAGAGACCGATTTACACTTTAGAAGATTCAAATTATGGTAATGGTGGCGCTGGTGCTGGATCAACCATCGCATCAATCTATGGAGTTGACATTTATGAGACTGCTTCAAATGTAACAACTCAGTATGCAGTTACTCACGCAGGATGGGTTGGAATTAAGACCTATGTTGATAGTGATGGTAATTTGAGAGTTAAATCAGAAACTCTCGTTGCAATGTCTGGAATCACAACAAACGTTGGACCAACATTTGGTGCTGCTGGTGATGCTGCAGATGATGCCATCTTCCCAGATAGACTGATCACAATTACAACTCAACCATCTGATCGCATTGGAATTTCTACAACTTCCGCTACTACATTCGCGGTTGTTGCTACTGTAGATCCATCAGCATCACTATCTTACCAGTGGCAGTATTCTAGCACTGGAATTGCATATACTAACCTCAGCAATGGTGGAATTTATAGTAATGTTACTACCACAACAGTTGGTATTGCATCAACAACCGTTGCCGCTAATAGACCTAATGGATTCTACTATCGCGTTAATATTACTGCCGATGGTGGAGCAACTGCAACCTCTAACGCTGCAAGACTGACTTACGCTTGATAATAAATGATTTTTAATGAACTTAATGAAGATAATTTTTTATTGTTCGCTATAAAAAATTATGAAAATCCTCAGTCAGTCACTAAGGAAGATTTTGATCGTGATTTGAATCTTTTTAAGTACATCAAACGTCTTTTGAAGCGATATAAAAATACGGGTGAGTTAAGAACTCACCTTTTACTTAATCACTTCATTGTTCTTTATAATATCTTTGGTGAGGCAGCAACTCCAATGTTATTTTTTAAATTGGAGAAAGAGTTATGGTCATCTTTGAAAAGTTTTATTGTATTTTTGGGTAAATTTCCCGAATATCCAAAATCAACGATACACGATATTCAAGTTGATCTTTATTGTATGTCAGAACTTTACAAAATTTACAATGAAAAACAATAAGATAGATAAAGTAATCAACTACTTCCGCCATCTCAGAGAAGATGCCATGGTTGTAGGTGGACCCACAAATAGTCTTGCTGGTGGAAAAATTGCGGGAACTGCTGAGGCAGGTGATAACCCCCCAGTAAGAAAAGGTAAAAAAAACATTTATATGGGAATAGGATCTAGAGCGAAGTGGTTAAATCACTTAAAACAAAGGTAGAGGTAAATGTTCAATCCGAACACATCGGCAGACACTAAAATTGCTGTCCTAGAGGAAAGATTGTCTTCTTATGAAGTTATGATGCGGAAGATTGACGAAGCCATACAAATAATGGGAAAGACCAGTCTGAACATCAGTAAGATGCTCGCTGTCCATGAGGAAAGAATTGAACAGTGTCATAAAGCAGATGATTATATTGGTAGAGTTATTGAAGAATTGAGAGTAGAAAATAAGGACCAGCACGAGGCAGTATCAGAAAGAATAGAAAAAATAGAAACTAAATTAGAAGAAGTTATAAAGTTTCGTTGGATTATAATCGGTGTTTTTGCTGTAGTTTCTTTTGGTCTTTCACAATCTCATATGGTTGTGGATCTTTTAACTCCCGATAGTTCACAAGTAATAATAGAGAAAAATAAATAATTCAGTGTTGGCATAAGATGCCAATGAAAATAAAAAGAAAACCAACGTTATACTCGCTACAAAAAGTCACAAATTCTGTCATTAAATGGACGGCAATTATGACAGTATTGTGCCTTGACAAGGCAAAGTAATCTGATAGAATACAAAGACTGAAGGTGTTTGTTATGGATTTTGTTGATGTAAAGTACATCAATTTGATTTCACATAGATTTCAAAAGTTTAAGAAAGTAAAGAATAACCTTTACAATTTTCGTTGCCCTATCTGTGGAGACTCGCAGCGGAGTAAGAGTAAGGCAAGAGGATATTTGTATCAGGTAAAAAATAATACTAATTTCAAGTGCCATAATTGTGGTTTAAACATATCTTTCAATAACTTCTTAAAACAGATTGATCCAAACGTGTATAAGCAATATACATTTGAAAAATTTAAAGAGGGGAATAGTGGAAAAAACTTTGTGGTTGAGGAACCTAAGTTTAAATTTGACACTCCCCAATTCAAACCAAAGTTGGATCTTCCTAAAGCATCTGAAAATGCTGATGCTCTAGAGTATCTCAAAAATAGAAAACTAAATCCTAATAAATTTTATTATACGGACAAGTTTAAATCGTGGATTAATTCTATAAAGAAAGTCTTCGATGATACAATTAAAGATGAACCTAGGATTATAATTCCTTTGTTCTATCAAAATACTCTTGTTGGAGTTCAAGGAAGAGCACTTAATTCTAACAAGATTAAATATATTACCATTATGTTTGATGATGATGCCCCAAAAATCTATGGTCTCGATGAAGTACAAAAAACTCAAACTACCTACATCACGGAAGGTCCATTTGACTCTACCTTCATTCCCAACTCAATTGCTATGTGCGGAGCTGACGGTGATGTTGCTAAGTGGGGTATTAGCGATCGTGTGTGGATCTATGATAACGAACCACGTAATAAAGACATCGTTTCCCGAATATCAAAATGTATCAGTGATGGAGAAAAGGTAGTTATCTGGCCATCTTCAATAAATGAAAAAGATATTAATGATATGGTTTTATCTGGACTTGATGTGAAGTCTGTGATAGAATTAAATACTTACTCTGGATTAGAAGCAAAACTTAAATTTACTACCTGGAAGAAAATATGAGCAATGGTACAAAAGTAGTCAAGAGAAATGGCAATGTTGAATCTCTTGATTTGGATAAAATGCATATAATGGTTGAAGAGTCTTGTAAAGGACTCGCTGGAGTTTCTGCTAGTCAAGTTGAAATGACATCAGGAATTCAATTCTACGATGGAATCACCACTGGAGAAATTCAAGAAATTTTAATTCGTTCTGCTTCTGATTTGATTGATTTGGATCATCCAAACTATCAGTATGTTGCTGCTCGCTTGCTTCTGTTTTCAGTTCGTAAGCAACTTTACGGGAAGATGAAAGAACTTCCAACTCTTGAGAATCATATTATTGATTGTGTGTCTGCTGAAGTTTACGACAGCGATATCTATAATAAGTATTCTCAAGAAGAAATTGCTAAGGCAGATTCATTTATTGACCACGATCGAGATTATCTGTTTACATATGCTGGTCTTCGTCAAGTTGTAGATAAGTACCTTGTCCAAGACAGAAGTGGTGGTGGAGTATATGAAACTCCTCAGTTCATGTATATGATGATTGCTCTGACTATTTTTGCAGAGTATCCCAAAGAAACCAGAATGTCATATGTCAAGAGGTATTATGACGCAATCTCAAAGCACAAAATCAACATCCCCACGCCAATCATGGCAGGAGTTAGAACGCCACTTAGACAATTTGCTAGTTGTGTTCTTGTTGATGTTGATGACACCCTCGATTCTATCTTTAGCAGTGATATGGCTATTGGTAGATACGTTGCACAGAGGGCGGGAATCGGCATCAACGCTGGTAGGATCCGTGGCATCAACAGCAAAATCCGAGGGGGAGAAGTTCAACACACGGGTGTTGTACCATTTCTCAAGAAGTTTGAAGCAACTGTCAGATGTTGCACGCAAAATGGCATACGAGGTGGATCCGCGACGGTCCACTTCCCAATCTGGCACCAAGAAATAGAAGATATTCTAGTCCTCAAGAATAACAAGGGAACGGAAGATAATCGTGTTCGTAAACTTGATTATTCCATTCAAATTAGCAAGTTGTTCTATGAAAGATTTATTCAAGACGCTGAGATCACGCTTTTCTCGCCGCATGATGTTCCTGGACTTTATGATAGCTTTGGACTCCCTAAGTTTGACGCTCTCTACGTACAATATGAGAATGATCCGTCCATTAAGAAAAAAACTGTTAAGGCACAAGAACTCATTCTTAACCTTCTCAAGGAGCGTGCGGAAACGGGTCGTATCTACATTATGAATATTGACCATTGCAATTCTCACTCATCATTTAAGGATAAGGTTGAGATGAGCAATCTGTGTCAAGAGATTACACTTCCCACTTATCCAGTTCAGCACATTGATGATACTAGTGGAGAAATTGCACTTTGTATTCTTTCTGCGATTAATGTTGGAAAGGTTAAGTCTGATGAAGAACTTGAAGAACTTTGTGAACTTTCTGTTCGTGGACTTGAAGAGTTGATTGACTATCAGAAATACCCCGTAGCAGCGGCAGAAATCGCCACCAAGGCGCGTCGTTCTCTTGGAGTAGGGTTTATAGGTCTTGCCCACTATTTGGCAAAACTTGGGTTTAATTACGATTCTCAGGGTGCCTGGGATGCTGTACACGGTCTATCTGAGGCATTCCAGTATTACCTTCTCAAGGCATCTAACCAACTTGCTAAGGAGAAGGGACATTGTGAATACTTTGGACGCACAAAGTATGCTGATGGAATTCTTCCGATTGACAC